TGCCAGTTGCTATTGCTCTTGCGATACGGTCACGCAGACCCATGTGTATCTCCCTTTATCCCCTTGTACTGCGGGAAGTTATTAACCTTGGACTACAACTCTATACTGATTTGAAGTTGGCGCAACTGAGAATAACAAGGTCACGGCTGAGGTGCTTGTATGCTGGACATCACAAATCACTTCAGCGTATGGGCTGGAATTGTCATAAACAGTTACCTGAACATCTTTGGTGTTAAGACTGTGGGTAATTGTGTAAGAAGTATTAGATCCATCTCCAACATTTGCCGCGTATTTGGTTACTACAACAGCAGTATTAATTGCGATACCTGAAGAAGTAACGCTAATACCTGTATGGGCTACGGCTGAGAAGTTATTTGCTCCGCCTACTGCACCAAGAACTACACCGTTGCTTGCTGTGTAAGTACCAGCACCTGAGAATTGTGTAAATGTAAGGCCAGTAGTGTTAAGAGTAATTGGGTTATCTGTTGTTAATACCCACCCTGTGTTTGCCAAAGTATCACCAGTTTGTACAAATGTGAACATACCTGACTTAACTTCAGCAGAGGTGTTGGCATCAGCAGAACGGGTTAATACCCAATAAGTAGAGCCATCACCCTGTGTAGTTACTACATAAATACCGTTGTATTGAGATTGAACCTGATCTTTAACAAGAATTCTTTGTGTATCAAGAACCAAATCACCATCTACCTCTAATTGACCAAAAGTAGTAGCGGTGTATGTACCGCCGCCTGTTGAGGTCCACGCTGGTGAGTTAGGAAGAACAGCCGCAGTAGCAAGATGTACTGCTTCTTTGATTGCTAAACCTTGTGCGGTTGCATCTACATAAGATTTGTTAGCCGCATCTGTATCTGCTGTTGGTGTAGCCAAAGATGTGATTTTGTAACCAGCAAAAGACACATCAGCAGTAGGAACTGCTAATGCAGAAAGGTTGATTAATGCGTGAGCGGCATTATCGTGTGTAGGAGTTCCGTGTTGGTGATCAGTTCTTGAAATAGATGTTGAAGAACCGTTAGAACTTGCTCCACCAAATGATGTTTGTGCAGTGACATTGCCAAATGAAGGCATTGCGTGAGCGTGGTCATCACGGGAAGGTGCTGTTGCTGAACCAGCAGATCCTGAACCGCCAATTGCTAATGATGTTGGTGTTGCGTTAGAAAGTGATGGAGTACCGTGGGTGTGATCAGAACGGGAATAGGTAACTGCTGATCCGTTGCCACTTGATGCACCGTATGTTGTTTGTGCAGATACAGAACCAAATGCGCTTATTTGATCCCATGATGCACCATTGTCAAAATAAAGAATGTTTTGATCAGTAGCAAAATATAAACGGCCCTCTACGCCAGCCGCAGGAATTGCCGCATATAAACCGTAAATAACTTCTGATTCATTAAGAACATTTACCCAGGAGTTATTGTCATAGAAATAAAGGCTGTTCTCACTTGTGTTGTAGTAAATCTGTCCTGGTATTGGTGTACCTGGCGCTGTACCTAAATTCTGAACAACCGCATTTTGCAATTCATTCTTGTTTAAATCAATAGATACTAAAAATTTTCTTGCCATTTATATGCTCCTATACAACATAAGCGTTTCCCGTAAATGCTGAACTAAATGTGATCACCATTTGATTAAGCGTAGGATAACTGAAAGTGCCTTCACATTGCGTTCCTGATGAGTCCAAAACAACCGCCGTTGGATTAAAACCAAGATTATGGTTAATGGTCCATACAGCGCTCGCTACGGCTTGCACATGAGTATAAGCAATATCAGATGGTGAAAATGCACCTGCTGGTCCTTGTGGTCCAGGAGATGCAACAGTAATTTGATTGATTACTGGCGATACCGTGATTTGATCTTGGCTCACCGTGTTACCTCCGCAGACACTAGGATTGAACCTTGCACTAATCGGGTTATTACAGATGGATTAGTTGATGAATAAATTTCTAAATCATAAGCGTATGAACCTTCAACAATATCTTCTGTCTGTGCGGCTGTGGCGTGCAATGCAACAGTTCCAGTTGCGCCCGTAATTGTGATGCCACCGTTTTGTGTAGTTAAAGTCAATACTGGATTTACGCTTTGTGGAGTAGCACGCAATTGCATAGCCGCCGTGTAGTTAGTGATGTTAATTGGAGTACCGTTGGGGTTTGCGTAAGTGACTGTAAAGTACCAATCAGAACCCTGATCAATCGTGGTGTTGTAAGTAACAGCCATTTATTCTCCTTCAGAAACAGTGCTAATCATAGCCGCTCCACATGCGGAACAGTTGCCAAAACTTTTAGGCATTGGTAGCCCGCAACTAGGACACATGTTAGAAATTGCATTAAAGTAATTGCTAACAGTTACCTTGCCAAGTAAATCAGAAAAACCTTGAACAAGAGCGTCAATTCTGTCAGGTGAGTATTGATCTTCAGGAGTCCAGTTAGTCATTTGATCTTCTAACCAGGCAAATTCTCCTACATGGTGGATTCTGCCCTGTTCATACATTGCCGCTACTGGTTCTGCCCGTAACTTTTTACCGACATGCGCTCGCACTTCTCTGATTGGTAGCCCCGCTCTTACTTGTTTAAGAACTGCACTGACCATATCCCCGCCCTGGTTTACTTCTACCAAGATTGCATCTGCTTTGTATGTATCAAATAGATCTACCGCTTTAGATGCCCACGCTAATGGTGATCCTTTAAAACTGTAATCTCCCAGTACATATCCATGGCCATCAGAACTAGATCCGACTACAACAATTCCAGTTTCATCTGATTTCTCATTGCTGGTTACTGCTGGATCAATAGAAACTACAATCCTGGATAGCGGTGGTTGTTTATCTACGCGGTTGCGGTCAATGATTCCCCTGGTCCATAAAGCGCCTTCCACATCATCAAGAATTTCTCCATAAAGTTCTTGCCTTCCAAGTCTTGTTCCGTTGTATCTAGCCTGGAGTTCCATAAGCGCAGATGGGGCTAAGTTAGCGGCGTTATCAAATGTAGTTCCCCTGGTTATAGTCACAGATCCGTCTTTGCGGTTTGCTAATAATCTAATTAACGGTGTTGGGCGCGGAGTAGTGGTTACAACAACTCTAGGTTTCTTACCAAGGCGTAATCCAAACTGCAATTGATCCCAGGCTTCTTCATATCGGTAAGCACCTAATTCATCACACCAAGCCCCATGGTGTTGCGGTCCTCTAAAGCGTTCAGGTTGATCAGCAGAAAATAGTTTTATGCGGCTTCCGTTGGTTAATAAGATCTCGCCAATAGATCGGTTGTAATTAGCAAGCATGTGATAACGATTCAAAATAGAAACTACGCCTGATTCACCCTCAGCGCATGTATCTCTCGCGTCAGAAAAGGTAGGCGCAATGATGGCCCATCTAGTAGCAGGCTGTCTAATAGCCTCCCACGCTAGCCATTCTGCGGCTGTACGGGTCTTGCCTGCACCACGGCCTGCCATGTAAAGCCAAATGTTCCAATCACCGTCAGGTGGTAATTGTTCCTTCCGCGCCAGTTTGTTCTTCCAAACCCATCTGCTCGCTTTGATCCTGGAGTTCAGTGATGGTGTGGATCTCTGCTCCGTCATCAGCAACGGTTCTGCTTGCATCAATAAGTCTTGCGATTGCTTCAACTTCTGCGTCAAGATTTGTTCCTCCGTCATAAGTCACCACCTCTGCTTGGATCTTAGTAGGAGCATCAAGCCCCAAGATTTTTGCCCGCTTATCAATTACACGCAAAATGAAATCTGCGGCTCTAAGATTTCCGTTCACGGCTGGTTGCCAATATGTTTGTTGGAGCGTGTCTAGGCGATCTAATTCCAATTCACGCAATTCATCAGATGCTGGTTTAAGCGTTCTAACCATTGCACGGTTGTAAGCCTTCAGCGCTCCTGCTGGTGACATCTGTGTGTGTTCTGCTATTTGCCTCCAGGTGTAACCCTCAATACGCAATTCAATGATCTGCTTCTCACGATCAACTAACTCATGCAAAGGGGTTTTGTTTACCATTATGTGTTCACTTTATTATAGGAAACTTTTTCCCGCAAATTGAGATAAATTACTTTAGAAAGAACAAAACCCTTACGGGATTAACCATAAGGGCAATGTCCAGCACTCTTGCAGTTACTTAGGTTTCACTGCCTGAGATGTAAGTAATTCACTTACATAAACATTATTCACTATCAGATACTGCTTGTCCAGTCTTTGCAAGATTGAGTCTTGCGTCTAAAAGGTCATCAAGAGATGTTTGCAAAATATGTTTTTTGCGCCAATCCATACGGTTGCCAAAGGTATCTGTTTTAAGCATGGCATAGACATTGCTAATTGCTTCATCTATCTCAGCAATAGTCACTTCTTTTTCTATGGTCAGCATGGAAAAAGTCTAGCGTTTATTACTCCTGTGATACTGGTTTGAGGAATTCCAGCAATTGATCAACAATTACAACATCACGGCCATCTAGATGATGATGATACTCAGAACAAAACGCTGTAATTTCAGAAATAACTTTTTGGCGGCTACCTGATGCAACCACTTTAAGCATCTCTTGTATGTTATTTACATCAGCCATTACGGGCTGAACGCTTTGCTTTGTATGTTTCTACATCTTCTTTGCGGTAATAAACATTACGCCCGCTTTTAGAAACCCAGGTAAGAGTTTTGCGGTGTTGAATTTGACGCAAATTGTTTAATGTAATTCCTAGCAACTCTGTAACTTCAGCCGCACTTATTAAGTTTTCATCTACCATGATGGCATTTGCTCCTTCGCTTTTGGTTTGTTTTGTAATTTAGGCACTAAACCTACATCAGTTGCTGTAATTTCAAGCACTGATTTATCGTTGCCATCACGATCTTTGTATGTAGATTGTTTCATCTCACCTACAACAACTACGCTGTCACCTTTTTTAACTGAGTCTGCAAGCGCTTCAGCCTTTTTATCAAACTGAACAACTCTGAACCAAGTGGTATCGCCATCAACCCATTGGTCACCTTGTTTAGTTCTTGGCGTATATGCCAGGCTAAATGTTGCATAAGCCTTATTATTTTTACTAAATTTCAAATCAATGTCATTACCAACATTGCCTTTAACTGTAATTTGCATCAATCACCTTCCATCATAATTGCTTCCGTACCATCATCTTGTAATAAGACAATTGTGCCATCAGGTTTAACCATTGGGAAACTGGTAGGTTCTTCCCAAGAGGGAACAATCCAGCCTTTTTCCGTGGCATAACCTGGTGCAAGGTGGATACTATCGGTTTTGAGATTATGACACCCGTGATGGACCAAAATTAAATTGGCTGGTGTGTCTTTACCGCCCCTAGATTTGAGTTTTCTATGATGCAATGCCATGTTTTCAAACGCAGGCATACCGCATTTTTCGCAGTAGCCCCCCGCTCTAGCATGGACTAATTCAACAACTTTCTTGTCCACTAATCTTCATCATCATCTTCATAAATTTCAGATGGATCAATGGTTGGGAATACTGGTTCTACATAAACAGGAATAATGCTCATTAGTACCAACCCCCAACCATGTCTTTACCTGCTTCTTTTTTCCAAAATGCCCAAGCATTGCAAGGACTTGAATAGCGCTTGTAAATATATCGTAATCCAGCCTTAATTTGAATTTGGGGATCTTTAGGCCTAACTGGATAACCGTAATTAATCCAAGTTGAATCTAAAAATTGGGGTATCCCAAACGCTGTTGAGGTTTTATTAGCCGCCGTGTGCCGCCAATTGCTCTCTTTAGTCCAAAGCGTATGCAAACATGCAAATTGTTTTTTATAGTCTTGGGGATAATGCTTTTTAACAAGATGCAATGCGTACTGCTTTGGTTGCATGTGTTTAGTTTGAAACACGGGAGCAACTGCCTTAGCAGGTGACATAGCCACAATTCCTACCGATAGAACGGCTGTTAAAAGGAATTGGGTGAAACGGCGCAGGCTTAGGCCTTTCGCTCCTTTTTACAAGCCCCGCAAAGTTGTTCACCAAAGTGCCATGCACCATAAGCACAGCGTTTAATCATTTGATCCATTTATTTACCCCTTTCAGGTTATTTATAGGACAGGAAAAGTTTACCCTCTAAACCTGGTCTAATGAAGGTTTTAGTGTGTAATTTATTGTTGGGTTCTATGAGCGTGATGGTCCTATCTAACTCCGCCAAGCCATGATCCGTGAATTTATGGAAATCATT